AACAGGGCTCGGAACTTAGTCCAGAGCCCTGTTCAGAAACTGGCGGAGAAGGGGGAATACTAGAACCCTTGTGGGGTAAGGGTTTTAGGTGGCGTTTGTTTAAAAGAACCACCAAAAGAACCACCGGCGAGAAAAAGTGTTTTTACCGTGTTTTTTTGCTTGTTGCGTTTCGTGAGTCTCTTGCTACGCGACTTAGGAACTCACGAAGCGCCGCGATAGGGTAGGCCTTTATTCCTGGGTAGCCCACAGGGTCCGGGAAGCCACTTTCCATCGCCCAACGTCGCAGCGTTGCCTCCGATGCATTGAAAGCCGCAAGGACTTCCTCTTGTGTAAGGAAGGCGTAATCTGGAACGTTTGGGTCAAAAAGTATAGAGCGAATGCGTGGACCGTCACTCAACTTGTTTGCTGTCATTGTGTTCTCCTTACGCGGTCAGTTCAAGTCGTTCGTTTCTTTTGATCTTGCCTTCCTTCAAAAGCTCTCTGTAAATCCTGAAAAGCCCCTTCGGCGTCACGTGCGCCGTGACTGACACGCTCAGTCCTTTTTCCGGATGTGTGAAGTTCGACACGCGTGGTCGCAGAACGCCTTGTTTCACTCGGTCTGCGTACGGCTCATTTTTCGACGTGATCCACGAGTGTGTACGCAACCAGTCGAAGAGTTGCATGGACGGATAGCCGAGTGTCTTGGCGGCTTCTCTGATGAGCATGTCACCGTAGGACGCTTCGACCGTCTCTGCAAAGGCGACTTTCGGAGCGTCTTCCGCGACCTTGTGTTCAAGCGCTGCTTGCTTCTCCAAGGAGGATGCGAGCTGTCGCAGCGCCGTTGGATAGTCAGGCAGTGCCGGCGCGGCCACCTTGGCTTTGGCTACCTTCTCGCATTCGATGAAGTAGAGTCGGGCCTGCTTACCTTTGTCGTTTCGTTCGACCATGCAGAGCTCTTTCGCCATGCCGAGAGAAACGGAAAATTCCTTGCTCGGACGACCGCCAGAACTTTCGCTCAAAAATGAGCAAAAGTCCGTGTTCTCGACAAAGCCGAAGTCTTTGATGCGACGAGCTATCCAGTCCTTGAACTCGGTCTTGACGCCGAGGAACGCATGAAGGTCACGCGCGTTGACGGTCTGGATTTGTTCGCCGCCAATGTTTGCCGCACTCAGTGCGATGATTTCGTTCATGCGCTCTCCTTAAAACGGTACTTCGCCGTCATCGTAGGTCTGGGTGTTCTCTTGCACGCGTGAACGCCGGGCCGGTTCAGCCTGTTGCTGTTCAGCCCTGTCCTTCGCGCTCTGGACGAACTGGAAGTTTTCGCAGATGACTTCCGTCACCCACCGGTCTGCGCCGGTTTTGTCTTTGAATTTGCGGGTCTGCAGACGGCCACGTACCCAGATCGGTGACCCCTTGTGCAGATACTCGGCAATCGTCTCGGCAGTCTTGCCAAAGGCCACAACGTTATTCCAATCGGTGATGGACTGGTAGTTACCGTCGGCCCCTTTGACGCGACGGTTTGTTGCGACCGGGAGCGTGACGAAGGCGAGGTTGTTCGTTCCATATCGGAGGTCAGGGTCGCGGCCAAGACAGCCGCAGATGGTCACTTCATTGATGTTCAGCATTGCTGTTCCTTTTCGATTCGGTTGATTTGTCGTTCGATCTTTTCGTGCATTGCCCGGTCGACCTTGACGCTGAAGCCGGGAATCAGCAGGCGAAGCTGACTGATCATTACGAGGCAGTCTGCGCACTCTTCAGCCAGATCGTGCTCTGCCTTGTCGACCTTTTCGGTAGCCCGTTCTCTCCACTCGTCATCAATGCTCTCGTAGGCACGGGATTCATTTACCCGCGCAACGGTGAGCCGAGATGCAGATGCCGCAGCTTCACCAAACTCTTCACAGGCTTTGATTGTTTGAACGTCCCGGCCGTAATGCCAGGCGATGGCTTTCAGTTTTTCTTCGTCGATCATTCTTCGTAGTCCTCACACCAAGGGCGGAACGACAGCAGATACCTGCTGACGTCCAGCTGTCGATTGTGCTCGTCGAACCAGTCCCGTCCGTTGAAGTACGCGTACATGCAGAATCCTTTGTGGCCGTCACGAGGGACGAGGCTGACCTGGTAGTGCCCGCGTCCCGGGCGCTTTTTCTTAAAGGAGCGCCATTGTTCGTTGTCATGTTTGTTCATTCCTGCTCCTTGATCTCTTCAATGTCCTGCCACTCGATTCGGACGTGCGCGAGGCAGGCGCCTATCCAGATGCCGACCGTGATGCCCTCGGCAAACTCCTCGTCCGTCACACGACCGGCTTTGTGAGCATCCGCAAAGGAGGCTGCATATTTGTTCAGACGCTCGTGGAATTTGCCACCAGGCAGCGTCTCTAGTTTTCTTCGCGCTTTTTCATCGCGCACTCGGTACTTCATTCGATCAGTCCTTCCTCTTTCATGACACGGACCGGCTTCAGGTGATGCTTCATCACGTAGTGAAGAGCCTGGTCCATCTCTTTGTAGGTGAAGCCCTTGAATAGCTCGATCAGGCTCTGCAACAGGGCTTCTGCTTGCAGAAGGTTTTCTTGCGCAATAACGTGCTTCTCTTGCCAGATGCGCCAGGCGGCATCGATCTGGCGCCATGCCGGCTCAATCTCACGTCTGAACTCCTCGCCTTCTTCGAGGTCGTAGGAGAGGCGGTCCGCGAGAAGCAGAAGCCCAACGAGGTAAGCCCACGATTCGTGCGTGGGCTCCGTTCTGAAGGACTGCAGGTGAATGCGGTAATCGAGCTCGATGCTGGCGGCTGCGCGGTCTGACAGTCCCTTGTTCGCCGATATGTCGAGCATGTCGAGGTAGCCGATGCGGTGCCTCCTTGGGTCGTATTTCTTCGTGCGCTTTTTCTTCGGTTTCTTACTGGCAGTCATCAGAATTGCCCCCTGATCTGAGACGCGAATGCAGGTATTGTGCGAGGCACCTCTGGCGGAAGCGTGAGGCGATAGACCTGTCCTGTAGCGCTGTTCATGTACTCGGAAACTCGCCACTTTTTTTCTTCCGTATCGAGGCGCGCGTCCGCTGCCAAGAACGCAAAGAAAACGACCGTGATGACACAGTCTGCACCGAAGAAAATGCCCTGAACGAAATCCGAATGGATCGGCAGTAGAGCGGTGATCCACATCAGGCAGAACATGGTGATGTTTCTCCACTCAGAGCTCATTCTCTCGAGCAGGCTTTTGATGAAGAAGGCCGTCAGTTCTGTTTTTGAGTGAGGTCTCATTCCGCGTCCTCCTTTTCCATCTGTATGCGGATCGAGCGATAGTCTTTCATCGCGCCGACGCAGTAAGACAACTTGCGAATGGCGGCCTCTACTTCTTCCATGGTCGGAGGCGTGTGGCCCCTCCAGTTCTTTCGACACGAAGTGGCGCATGCCGCGATGGCTTCCAGTGCAAAGAGCGCACGGCGACGATGCGTTTTTTCGTTCTTCATTTCTCGTCCTCCTTGATCTTCGATAGCAGGAACGTCTTGAGCACGAGTGCAGCATCGTCTTGCGAAACCTTGCTCAAGTCATCGGTAACTTTTCGGAAGATCAGTTTTGCTGCTTGGTTCAAGATGACGCAGGTGCGGAATTTCTCGTTCGTCGTAAAGTGGACTTCATAATGCCTGCCGTTCACGTAGAATCCGTAGCCCCACATATTCTGAGTGCCCTTGATTTCGCAGTTGAGGCGCTGCATCTGTACCCCTACCCACTCCGTTTGGGCCTTTTGGAAAGCCTTTGCGTCCTTCGCTGCCCGCAGGATCGAATTCGCGATTTGCTCGGCTTCGAAGTGCCACATGTCGGCGATATAGCCCCCTTCTTTGACTAGGACTCTTACAGAGGCCCCGCTCCTTTCAACAAGCGCGAGAAAGTCACGATCCTCGTCAAGCGTGTTGTCGTAGTAGTCCTTTGTCCACGGCATGCCGACGATCTCGGCAATCGCGGCCTGAGCTGCCTCATCAATTTTTACTGTCTGGCTCATTCTTCGTTCTCCCACAGAGCGTATCTGGCGGTCACATCCTTGCGCCCAAAGGCGTTTAGCCGACCGTCCCAAAAAATCGGCAGCCGGTGGAACGAGCCGAACGGGATGAAGTCTTGGCCGTCGAAAACCGCAAACCCCTGAAAAAGGTGCTTGCCGAAGTAGGGTTCCGGCGTGCCAGTGTTTTGATCCTTTTCTTTGACTTCGAGCCTGAGCGGCAAGCCGCGCGGCGGCGTCGTGTCCGGGAAGTATTTCCATTGCGTCATGCTTCGTCATCCTCATCCCACGGGCGGAAGCGTTTTACAGGAAACGCAAACTCATAGTTTTCAAACGACTCTCCACTTGGGTATCGCCATTTTCCGTTTTCAAAAACAAGACATGTTTTCATTTGGTTGCATTCAACCCGCATCAAGACTCCCTCCGGCGGCTCGACTTCGGGGAAGGAGTTCCAGCCGTGCGGGTTGTATTCCCTTAACGATTCGAGCATGTCAGACGTTACCTCTAACATGAGGTGCGGATTCTTGCTGAAGTGCAGAAAGTCAGGTTCTGAGGATTGTGTTGTGTAGTACGGAAGTCTTCCCAACATTCGGGATAACCCCCCGTTACTGATCTCGTCGAGCTTCTTCTGCAGCTCGCGGTCTTTGAGTCTGAATCTCATTTGTTTCTTCGTACGAAAAGCCCCGCACGAAGCGGGGCTTGAATGGGTTACTGGTGCTTGAAGCTGAGGCGAATGTCGCCGTTGTCTTTAACGGTCATGGAGGTGCCAGCGATCTTTTTCAATGCTGCTAGATCAAACGCAGGCGTCTGTTCGGCGGGCACCGTTTCAGCGACGGGTTGGTCGACGGTTTCCTCGCTTTCTTCAGCGGTTTCTTCAGTGTCGTCATAAGCAAACATCAGAGCACTGATTTCGTTGCTTTCGATTTTGGCTCGCTCGATTGTGAGTGCGTAGTTGCAGACGGAGTGGGCGATATTCTGGAGGACTTCCTTGTGTTCGCTTTTGTGGCTTTCGAAGGCGATCAAGAGAGCCGATTCGACGAGGAGAGAAGTGTCGATGTCATCGATCTGGTTGTCATACTGATTGTTGATGTCGAACAGAGCGGACTGGATGATTTCAGAGGATTTGGCTTTAAGCATGATTTTCTCCTTGTTGAGATGGTGGGTTAATTGTTTTCGTTGACTGCGTCGTCGATGTACTCGGCGTCGTTCACGTCGCCTTTCTCGATGAACTCTGCATCGAGGAAGTCCTGGTCCGTCGTTGCCTCGCCTCGGTCAGTCTTCTCGTCGATCTCGACGGCGCGGACGGCCTCGATGCTCACCGGCAGGTACTTGAACAGGCGGCGGATGACGGTCTTCTTGGCCATCTCCTCCCAGTGGGAGGACCACGGGCCGGAGTTGCCAGCCTTCGAGGAGGTGCGGACCTTCTCGATCTCTGCGCGGCTCATCACTTCGAACTGGACGCCACCGCCTTTGAGTTTGGCGACGGCATAGACGTGAGTGACCTTTCCTCGATCCGCAACCGACGCAGGAATGTGCTCGATGTCCGGGTCAAGGCCGAGCTTGTAGTTGAAGGTGTCCTGTTCGTGCACGCAGTAGGCTTGCAGGCTTATGATTTGGCCTGAACGACGTGCGAGGTCGATCATTCCTCGGTAGCCGATAATCAACTGCGCGTTCGGACGGCCTTGTTTGTCCTTTCCGTTGCCGAAGGGGAGTAGGTAGCAATGCCCGAGCGCGGAGCCGGGCTCAAGGCCAAGGGCAGCGCACTGGAGGACGGCGCCGTAGAAGGATTCAGGTGCGCACTTGAGAAGCGCTGGGGTCTTCCTGCACTCGGTCATCACGATGCGCGTCAGACGATCGGGCGTCATGCTCTTGGGCATGGCGAGTGCCATCTGCTTCTGGAAGTTCGGCTGTCGGATCATTCCGAGAAGCGTCGTCGGATTCTTTGCGGCTTGGACGATCGCTGTCTGTGCGGCGGCAGGAGCAACCTGCGATTTGAGAACGTCAGTAGTTGACATGAGTTTCCTTTTTAAGCGAGTCGAAGGATTCGGGTGGAGGTGGTCTGTACGAAATCTGCGTACAGGTCAGGGTGTTCTTTCTTGAATGCGGTGGAGGAGAAGCGAGAGCTGTTCTGCGCCTTGTAGGTCACGGCCTTCTCGCCGCCAATGAGTAGTCCTGACTTCTCGCCGATGGCTAAAATCACGCGGTTTGCGACGGCCTTTTCCTGGTCTTGGAGCTCCTTGATGCGCTCTCTGATCGTGCGCAACTCGCCAATGTCGGCCGCTTCATCGTTGCTGGCCTCGACCATCTCGCCGTCATCGCGGGCGTACAGCTTCTTGATGTCGTCGGCATTGATCGGATCGGGAGGGACGTCAGCGAGGACCTTCTTGAACCAGAAGGCGTGGCACTTTTCGACGATGGCTTTGATCACGTCCTCGTCGCGCCGCACTTCGTACATTCGGAAGTCCTGACCGCCGATGAGAACAGCGACATAGAACTTCTTGATGCCCGTCACCGCCATGTACCACTGAATCTGCGTTTCGTAGTAGAGCGGAATCTGGTGATCGGTGACGACCTTGCCGGACACGATCTCATCTTCCTGCGAAGGTCCCCACTTGTCAGCCATGAAGGCGTTGGCGGTCTTGCACTCGAGGCCGACGTCCGTCGAAAGCATGAGGCCGGTTTCGGCTGCCTTCGCGGGCTTGTTGACACGGACCGTTTTGGCAATCTGTTCGTTGACGATTGCTCGGTCGATGTTGCCGCGCATCCACCCGTCTTCGCCGGTCGAAAGAAGGAAGTTCACGCGCTGAATCTTCATGCCAGTGCGCTTGCTGAACTCTTTCGCAACCACGTCTTCAAGCGTGGTTCCCCAGTAGGCAGCTTCCCCTGCCGGTGAGCCTTTGGTCTTGCCGGTCTTCTCTTCCCACAAGCTCAGCGGCGTCTTGTAAGGGTTGAGGCCGAGGACGGTTGCAACGTCTGAACCGCCGATGCCCTTGCTACGTTCTTGTAGCCAGGCATCGCGTTCCATCTCTGCAGTCTTAATTGCTGCCATTCAAAACTCCTTGAAAGATCGCTGCCGCAACAATTGCGAGCGCTCCTACGAGAACAACGACCTTCCAGATCAGCGATGGTTGTTCACATGAAAAAGGCTCGACGTTCTGCCGAGCCTGCTTTGCTTTTTTACGCTGTTCGAGCGGTCGCTTTGGTGTCTTGCGTTTCATGTCGAAGTCGGGTGGTATGTGTTCGATTGTCTTTACGGGGTCGGAATAGCTCATTTGGTTGCCTTGAAGATGCCTTTTTGGAAGGCTTCGTAGACCGCCTCGGCAGCCGTTCTCGCGCCGAGTGTTCGCAACGCTTCTTCGTGGTGGGACTTGACGGTGGTTGTCGCAATGCCCATGACTTCGGCGATTTCTCGACGCCTTAGCCCTTTTGCGACGAGCGTGAGGTACTCGACTTCACGGGGGCTCAGGGTTTTTCGAAGTTCCGCTTTCATTGGCGTTTTCCTCAGTCAAAAAACCAGTGGTAGAGGGTTGCGGCCGCCATGGCCGGTAGGATCACCAAACCGAAGAACCCGATCAGTCCTTCGAGGCCCTCGATGAGGGAGCCGACGAAGCCGGGGCGATGAGGCTCAGTGCCGTCCGTGCCGAAGTAGGTGCGACGTGCGAGACCGTCAAGGTAAGAGATAAAGCGCTTCATGACGCCTCCGAAAAAAGAAAAGACATTCAGACGCCCTCGCTCGGAAGAACTGCCGGCTCGTGATGGCACGGGCAAGGGCGCGTGAATGTCTTTTGGTTTGTGGTGGGTGAGGGAGCCGGGGTGAACGCAAAAGCCTCTCGCCTGCAGATGCCCCGACTTTGGAAACCGTGGGAGTCGTGTGTTGGCGCACACGCTATGTTTTGCACGGTCTGCGTCACGCCGTTTGCCCTCACCTCGTTAACGAAGCTCGTCAAGAATGCACTGGACGTTGCAGGCGACCTGCGCGTACTTCTCTGCGAGAGGACAGTAGATCACAGTCGGTTCTGTCTTCATGTAGAAGGCGAGGTCTGCGGCATTCTTGATGCTCATGAGCGCGAACTCATGCACGTCGGTCTCGCCGCAGGTTTCCCGGCCTTGTGAGCGGAGGTAATGCGCAAGCCTGACGTCAAATTCATTGCCGGGCATGGTGTTCTCCAAATACAAAGCCCACTCAGCTTGCCTCGATGAAGAAACTTGAGTGGGCCACCTTTCAGTGCGATCATTAGAAGGCCGGGCTCGTCAGTTCGGCATTTCTTTAACTCACACTGAAAGGTGAAAGATGTTGAAAAAATTCTCTAACCAGGAAGCATTCGAGCTGATCAAGGCTTTGATTCTGTCAAGGCAGATCGTTGTGGCTGGACCGGCCGAGATGGGCTCAGATGAGGCTTGTCAGTTCGATCTGGCCGCTCATGACTCTCTATATCTGAAAGCTCTGTATTTCCAGTTGACTCATCATGAGTCTGGGCTTACAGAGGTCGCTGCACTTGAAGAAACGCTTCGACAAGATCCAGAGGCACCGTGCCATAGCGCAGATTGAACGCGCTTCCCTGTTTTTCTGGTAAGCCGTCCCGCGTGTCGCTCTTTGCGGGTGCCCGCGAGACGGCCGTGATCTTTGAGGAGGAGGAGGGGTGCCTCCTCTCGTAGTTGTTACTTGCTGGCCTTTTCGATAGCCTTCTCAATATCTGCCTTCGCGTCCTGAAGCCAGGCGATGTGCCTTTCGACGCTTTCCTTGAGGATGTTAAGCACTCGTTCGTTGGCGGCATCAATCGGAAACTGGTTAAAGTCATTCTGTGCCAAGTGGCCGACGGTGTTGATGGCTGCGAGGGCGCGCTTGATAAGGTGAAGTTCTTCGTTCGTCATGATGTTTTCCTTCGGTACTCAGTTGCTATTAGAAAACCGATCTAAAAGCCCTCATGCGAAGGCGTTTAGATCGACTTTCTGCGAAAACCCGGTCTTCCCGTCATGGCCTTGAAAAGGCTGAATTCGCTACGTCCGCCGCTCCGTGCTTCTCAACACCTGCCACCACGCGTCCGCGTTTTCATGTCTCCCCGTGGCGTTGCACCTCGGGTGGAATGTACGGTAAATCGAAGATGTTGTCGCGCATTCCGTAATCTAAATATTACGGTGTGCCGTATTGTGTAGGCAAGTCGATGCTTCGGCATTCCGTCGCATCTTTGCGTTAGATCAAGGCATGCCGAAAAAAAAAGCCCGCGAAGTGCGGGCTTGGTTTGGAAGAAGGATTTATTTAGAGCCAGCTGTGGCCGGCGCGGTCTCTTACGCGACCGATGAGCTTGAATGTCTCCAGATCGTTTGCAGTGAGCGTTTCGTCTGGTATTTCGGGATTGAAGGAGCGTATCAGAAGTCCGTTGATGAGCGGTCGTAGCACTTTTACGCGCATCTTCCCGTTGATCATGAAGACGTAGACCTTTCCACTGATGATGTCCCCTGGCGAACAGTCAACAAGTATTTTGTCTCCGTCCCAAAGATACGGCTCCATGCTGTCGCCGTGCACTAGGAACGTTTTGCAGTTGTCGGGGTTGATGAGGTGTGTTTGGAACCAAGAACGAGGCTTTATGAAGCCGCCTTCAGGGTCTTTTACTTCCTCAAAGATGATTTCATTTTCGTTGCCGGGACCGGCAGAGGCTTGCACATGGTATTGCGGGATGATGACGAACTCCGAGTCGACGAGGGTGCCGCCGTTTTCTATTCCTTCATAAGTTCTTACAGATGGAGACTTCATGTCTCCTGTCCCGTCTGCGAGCCACGACGCGCTTACTTGCAAATATTCTGCGGCAAGGATCGCGTGCTTGTATCCGATTGTCTTTGTCTTACCAGAAAACCAGTCAGTTACTGAAGAAGGGCGGATTCCGCAATGTTTTGCGAGACCAGCCTTGTTTTTGTAAGGGGCGGTTGCCTGAGCTTGCTCTAGGGCTTCCGCCACACGTTCTGCGAGCGTCCCCATTTGAAACTCCATTAAATGTTTCGGCATGCCTGAAATATAACTGCCAACTGGCTTGCTTGTCTATTACGGTATGCCGTATACTTCGGCAGTAGGTTTACTTCGATACACCGGAATGAATATGAGGCAGAAGAAACTGAAGAAGCAAAAAAGACTCGATCCCGCTTTCAGCGCTCGCGTAATTGACGAACTTGGTGGGACCAGTGCGGTCGCTCGCATTTGTGGCGTAACTCCATCGTCGGCCTCCGAGTGGAAGACTGAAGGTATTTCGCGCGGGTACTTCATGTTTTTGCGAGAGAAGTTCGCGAATCTCCCAATCATGCGCGAAAAGATCGCGCTCGATTTCTGAGTGAGACGTTGCTATGGCCCGCTATCGAAAAATTGACGTTCGCATCTGGAACGACCAAAAGTTTCGCTCTCTTTCTGACAACGCGAAGTTGGCGTTCTTCCTGGTGCTGACACATCCAGATACCACGCCTCTAGGCATGCTCAGATCACGCCCGGTGGCACTGGCGTACGAACTCGGATGGCAAGCCGATGCCATGTCCGATGCCATCGAAGAGGCATGCCTGATGGGGATGCTGATGGTAGACGTGAAGGCAGGGCTGATGGTTGCTCCGAACTTTCTTAAGTACAACCCGCCCAATGGACCGAATTCGCTCGCGTCATGGGGGGAGTTGATTGATCTGATGCCAGAGTGCCCGTTGCGTGATGAGAGTCTCCGGCGCTTAAAGCCCTTCTTAGACAGTCTTTCAGATGGCATGAAGAAAGGCATTCCGGATGCCTTAAAGGATGCCATCAGGGATGCCATGTCGACGGCATCGAACATCCAGGAACAGGAGCAGGAGCAGGAGCAGGAGCAGGATATTGCCGCTTGCGAGCCTCCCCCGCCGCTTGATGACGATCAGGATGAGCAAAAACAGAATAGTCAAGAGAAAGCTTCTCGATCGAAGCGCACTCGTCTAACGATTGAAGTGCTTCCTGATGACTGGCGTGAATACTGCGCAAAGGTTGCACCTGAAATCGACCCGGATAAGGCTTGGGAGGATTTCAAGGACTACTGGCAGGTGAAGGCTAAAGACCCGTTATCGGCGGACTGGAAACGCACCTGGCAGTCCAATGTTCGCAAATTGCATAGCGGTCCAGATTGGATGAAAGGGCACCTGATGAAGGCATCTGTACGGAGCTTTAAAAATGCGAAGAACGTCACCCAGACGGCTGAATACCGAGAACGACTTCAGGCCTGCTGCCGAGGTGAAGGCAGAAACGAAAAGCTCGCCGACGACGGCGTAACGATCATCGTGGATTGATGGAAACAACATGAAAAAAGCAGAAGGCTTGGTCGGCCTGTTGGGCTTTGCCGAGGGTGAAGAGGAGCGGGTATGCCCAGAGCATGGGCGGTATATCTCGCACCTGACCTACCTGAAGGGAGAGCTCAAGAATGCGAGCGGATGTCCGAAGTGCCGAGCGATCCAGTTGCAGAAGCGGCAGGAAGACGAAGAGCGCGAACGAAAGGAACGTGAAGAGCTTGAAAAGCGCCGCGCGTATGAGCAGACGCTGGACCGAACGGCCATCCCGACCAAGTACCGATCCAGAACGCTTGCATCCTTCAGAACCGATGGGAACGACCAGAAAGCGAAGGTGCTCAAGATTGCCGAGTCCTACATCACAAAGTTCGACGCGCTTCGCCAGTCGGGCATAGGAATGGTTTTCATCGGCGAATGCGGGACCGGCAAGACCCATCTGGCGTGTGCGGTGCTTCAGGAGCTGTTGAGTAAGTGCGCAGGCATCTACACGACGGCTCATGAGATGGGGCAGAAGGTTGCCGACTCCTGGGGATGCCGAGAGCCGGGAAAAACGACCTCAGACGTGAAAAGAGCCTACAAAACGTGTCCGCTGCTTGTCGTTGACGAGGTCGCCAAGGAAGACGCGAAGCCGATCACAAAGGAAGTCCTCTCAGAGGTCTTGTACGCACGCTACGACACTCAGCTTCCGACTATCTGGATCACCAACGCCGATCCGGCGTTGCTGAAGACCGCGATAGGAGAGCAGGAGTACGACCGGCTCAAAGAAACATGCAAGTTCATCCGGCTCTCGTGGCCGAGCATGCGGAAGAACGACATCGATTTTTAACAAGGAGATAGGTGTGGACATTGGTTTGGGTTTATTCGCCATCTCGAGCTGTGCGATTGCCGCGCTTTGGGTAAAGGTCAGGGACTTACGGTTTCGCGTTGAGGGGCTTGAACGAGAACTTGAGCTTCTGAAAAAGGTGGTTTGTACGGATGACGAAGTTGACTTCATCAATTACGCAGGCTTGTTCGGTCGTGATCCAGAAGTAGAACGGATGCGACGTTTTCCCGCAAACGATGTCGAGATTGACGCTTTTGGAAGGTGGATTGCAAGGCTTGCGACCTTTTCGACCAAAGTCAACCTCGAAGATGAGGACTTCTTTAGCTTCCAGGCGCGTGAGGATCGTTGGGGCGCTGCTAGGAAAGACCTTCACGAGAAGAGCAAGTCGATCATCACCACGAGAGTCGTATTTGACGACGCTGGCATAGGGCAGCTCCGCTTTGTTCGGAATTCGACTGATGACCGGACCAATGAGCGAAGCGATTAACGAAGAAAGGAACTCAAGCATGTTTTTCTCCGTGGGTTGGTTGATGGACGTGTTGGGGAACACAGCCTCAATCATCTCACGGGGGACCTAGAAAGGAGGAGGAATGGATGCGATTGAGTGTTTGATTGGCCTGGTGTTGCTCTTCGCGATGTACGTGGCTTGGGTATTCGAAGGAGATGACTGGAATGAATGAAAAAAGGAGGGGGCATGAAAGAAAGTGACGAATATCGCCTCGGACGATCTGCCGCACTACGCGGTGAGTCGATGGCGAAATACCAGAGCCTCACGGCTCGAATGAATCCAAAGAAGAGAGCCGCATTCGTGCAGGGTTATTACGACGGACTGAGGAGAAAGGACAAATGATTAGTTTCACGATTGAGGGGGCTCCGGTCCCCAAAGGACGTCCGCGCTTCACGCGTACTGGGCATACGTTCACACCGACCAAGACGCGTCAATACGAGGCTCTTGTGACGGCAAGAGCAAGGGAAGCCATGGTCGGCAAAAGAAAGATCGAAAAACCGAACGCAGTGCGCGTTGACATTCTCGCTGTGTTCCCTGTACCCGCATCGTGGTCGAAAAAACGCCGTCTGGCGGCTTTGCAGGGGGTCGACCATCACGTCTCAAAGCCTGACCTTGACAACGTCCAGAAGGCGATTCTGGACGGTATGAACAGGATCGTTTTTGAGGACGACTCGCAGGTGATCGACAGCAGGGCCAGAAAGGCATACGGACCCGAGCCGGGGGTAAAAGTTTTTATTGATGAGGTGAAGCATGGATGATGCTGACCGAGCTGCCAGAAGCGATGAGTGGATCATGCGTGCGGCAATTGAAGAGAGAAGGCCAGAAGGACCGAGGCCGATGCTTGTAACGATGTGCCTGTTTTGCGGAAAGGCGATTGAACGAGTGAGCCCCGATGATCTTAAGGCGGGTAAGTTGGTGAAAAGATGGTGTTGCGCGGCATGCCGAAACGCCTGGAGCAAGGAAAACGAATGAACGCTGAAGAAAAGATTCTCGAAGACCGTCTGATCAACTGGGGACGGTGGAACCAAGACCCGAAGCGACAGGGACGCTCTCCGCTCTGTGCCTTCATGGAAGCCGTGCCGAACGATGAGAAAGACAATGACGCGCCGGTCGAACGGCATGACGGACCGCCGCCGGTGGATGTCAGCGATGCCCTGCTTGTACAGAGGGCGTGGGAACGTCTTCCGGTTGCGCCGGAACGCTACAGAAAGGCGAAGATGGTTGTCGGTGTTGCATACGCCTTCAACGTGCCTTTCATGGACCTGAAGCGCATCCTGAGGAAGTACCATCGCATCAATCTTCACGAGCGGGAGTTTGATGGACTGGTGGAGATGGGTAGGAAGATGATTCGAAACAATCTCCTAAAACTCGAAGGAATGCCGCCAAAATGAGTTATACTCAGCAGTAACAATTTGAAGCTGTGTGATCAGCGGGGCCGTTTTCGGGGATACGTGTATCTTCAGAAAACGGCATGCCTTTTTGCGTAGGTGGGGTTGGACACTAAAAGAAGATTGAGCCTGTAGGAGATGTCCTGCGGGCTTTTTTAATCATGAAGATAGCGCTTTTGTTGGGTGGCAAAAATGAATGGGCTTTACAGAGCATTGATTGCTTTGTCTACGGTTGTCCCTATCAGCATCTCGTATGTGTTCGTGTTTGCCGATTCACTCATTGAGCAGTTCCCTGCAGAATTGGTTTCCTGGTGCTCGTCCTACGCTGACCCGGTGGTCTGGTTGCTAGTGGTTGCTACTGTAGCAAACTTGGTAATCGGAAAAATAGAAGTTTGGTTGTTAATATGCTTTGCGAAGGTTGTGGGGCCTAGCCCGATCAAGGTAAAATCTATCAAGGTAATCGGATCAGACAGTTTATTAGGATATTTGCCTTACGTCCTCCCGTTGTTTTTTACGCAACCTGAAGCTCAAGGAGCAACTGGATGGATTGCGGGCGGATTGTTCTTGATTGTTTTGGCTTGGACTTCGATGACAATCCCTTTTTCGCCTCTGCTGAGAGTGTGCGGTTTGTACTTTTATGAAGCTGAGTTGGAGGACGGGAAAACGGTGACCTTGTTGGTGGCAAATAAAAGACTGCACCCATTAAAACTGAACCGCGCCGCTGTAGTTTCCCAATTTTGCAGGTTTGGCCTAAGATGAGTAAAGATTTAGATTTTGTTTGTGGAGCTGTATTTTCTGGTGAAGATGGATCGGCGGATGTGTTAGGCGTACCGTTTGACACGACTGCAAGAGAGGATGCATCTGCAAAGCTTCAGGAGCAATGGAATAAGTTCTCGACTTTGAATAGTGTTCCGTATGACGGTCGATACAAGGCTGACGATGATGAGAGGCTGACAATTAGTAACTACGGAGACATGGACGGTGTTGTTGCTGGGATGAGGAGGCTTATAGGGGGCGAAACGTCTGATCAAATTTCTAGCTTCGATGAGCTTGATACATGTCGGGCGTTGCTATTTTGGGCACCAGCAATTACGGATGAAATTATGATCCAAAGATTTTCTAGGGCCTTACTTCTGAAGCCTGGGCGCCTCTTTCATTGGACTCAAAATGTCAGGCGCGTGACAGAAAGTTATTTGACAATTTCGAGTTCATTGGCAGGCTCTTACAGTCTCGAAAAAAATACGCTGACCTTTGCAAACGTGAATACGATTAGAAGGGCGTTGCCGAAGTTTGATGAAACTTACGCTCCTGGAGCTACACAAGCTGACTTGGAACGTTTTTTTTCGAACCCTATTTTTGAAGAAAAGTCCTCAGAAATTGCGAAAACTAGTGATTCGTCGCAGATTGGACGGTTAGTTTGGTTAGTGCTTAACAGCGGCTCTGATTTCGCTTCTAGTTTTTCGAAGGTTCAGCATTTTGACAAGATTTTGAATATGGATTCTGTGCATGATTCGAAAATTGTTTTCCCTAAAGATGTTGCAAGAGCGAAAATTATTTTGAGAGTTCTTTTGGGGGATGTTTTTGAGTCAAATGGAAATGTTTATTTGACAAATTCGAAACGTCCGGTAAAAGCGTTCTAAAGAATGGATGTGAGATAACATATTTATCTTTGACGACAACGGGTAACGTAGTTCTAAAAGCTTGATGAAAATAAGAGCTTTTGAAGCCCTCGGGGGAAACCTCGGGGGCTTTTCAATTTCGAGTTACAAAATGAAGAAAGCTATTGTGGCGGCCATTGTGGTCGCCTTTTTCGTTTCTACAGCGGCAGAAGCACGTGGCGGTCGTGGGTTCAGCGGTGGACGTTCGTTCTCCCGTCCCGCTACTACGAAGAGCTATGCACCGAAGCGCACGACCGTTGTGAAGAAGAACACAACAGTTATCAACCAAACAGTGAATCAGGTGCCGGCATCTTCCAACAGTGGCTTCTGGTCTACTGTTGCCGGATCGTTCGCAGGATCGATGGCAGGCAATGCTGTCTACGATGCTGTGACTGATGACAAGGGCCAGGAGCCGGTGCCGGCTCAACCGCAACAGTGAGGAAGATATGGGGATTAAGTCCGAAGTCAAGAAGTTTATGGATGAGGCATATACCGCAGCCAATGGGCCGAAGGATGTCTCAATCACTTTGCCTGCAAAGTACTTGCGCAAGCATTTGTCAGAGGCGGAGATCAATGACCTGATCGACGAGCTGATCTCCTTTGCGCAGGTCCGCGTCGAGACGATGAAGCGTCGTCATGTGCGGCGCTGAGAAAGATGACTAGGGCAGAGGAGGAAGGGTCCTCCCAGGGGATTTGCCCCCGTGCGGGTCTCGCGAGTCCCGAAGGTCGTCTAGATGCAATTTTTCAAAACGTGGTCTGACCACTAAAAAGGGGCTTATCGCTCGGCTTTTGTTTGTGTTTACTGGAGGAGCGTATGTCGCTGAAAACAGCGGGAATTCGAGAGTTTGCGAGGATGATTGGTCGCTCGCATTCTTGGGTGGTCTCGCAGTGCCAGCGCAACATCATTCCAAAAACCACTGACGGAAAGATTCCGGTCGATGATGCGCTGAAAATTGTTGCTCAACTGGACGAAGAAAAGTCCCGTGAAAAAGAAGAACGAGAAAGGGAAGCTTCAGAAGCCGAAGGCCTTTTGTCATTTGATGAAGCTCGCGCGAAGAAGGAAACGTACCTCGCTGAGATCAAGGAGATGGAGGCGAAGGTTATGCGCGGCGAGTTCGTTGCCGTGGCCGACGTGAAAGCGGATGCCCGTGCAACGGCTGAAAGGCTTCGCTCTTTTTGCCTTGCCGCTCCTTCTCGCTTTGCGGGCCTGCTCGAGCACAGAAGCCAGCGTGACGTTGAGGCCGTTTTGGAGCAGATGTTCAACGAACTTCTTGAGAAGATTCACGGCGGCCAATTCTCTGCCGACGAAGAGGTGAAAGATGGGGATTTGGAGTGACGAGTTTGCTCGGATCTGCCGACCTATCTCACGTCTGACGGGTAGCGAATGGGCGGATGAGTTCCGCGTCGTACCGCCGGGCACGTCGCCTGAGCCGGGCAAGTGGCGCACCAGTAGAACTCCATACCTGAAAGAGCCGATGGATGCTGCGACTGATCGCGAGACCGAAAAGGTTGTTTTAATGTTCAGTTCTCAGCTCGGCAAGTCGGAAGCCCTTCTGGGCATCATGGGCTACTACGCCGACCAAGAACCTTCCCCGCAGCTGATGCTTCAACCAACGGTTGAAATGGCCGAAGCCTTCTCGAAAGAGCGCATCTCACCGATGTTCGCTTACTCGCCAGGACTCAAGGGAAAACTCGAGGAAGGCAAGGACGAGAAGGGGACCTCTCGCAAGTCGTCGACGACGATTCGCATGAAGCACTACCCGGGCGGCTATCTGGCACTAGTCGGTGCCAACTCGCCTGCGGGTTTGGCTTCTCGTCCGATTCGTGTTCTGCTGTGCGACGAAGTTGACCGCTACGGCGTGACGAAGGAAGGCGATCCGATCAAGCTTGCGGTACAGCGTACTGCGAACTTTGAAGCCAGTCGAAAGATTGTGCTTGTCTCGACGCCTACCACGACGGAAGAGTCCAAGATCTACGAAGCCTTCAAGGAATCGGATCAACGGTATTTTTACGTCAAGTGTCCGCACTGTGGTCATGAGCATCGTCTCGTGTGGGATTTGGTCAGGTGGGACAAGGACGAGGACGGGAACGCGCTGCCGATGACGGCGGCCATGTACTGTCCTGAGTGCGGCGCGAAGACTCGCGGCCCGTACCGTCCTGACCTGAACATGCTGTCTACTGGTCGATGGATCGCGCATAACCCGGGCCATTCTGTCAAGGGGTATCAGTGCAATGCGCTTTACTCACCTTGGGTCACGCTTCACGGCTTGGTCGAAGAGTGGGTTTCGTGCACTGCTGAAAACAATCGCGAAAAGCTGAGGGAGTTCATCAACTTGAAGCTTGGAGAACCTTTCACAGCGATCAATCCCGATGAAGGGGACTTTGACCAGCTGCTAGACCGACGCGAGGAGTATCCGACCGAGCACTTGCCGGAAGGAGTCCTCATGCTTACTGCCGGCGTTGACGTTCAGCGCAATCGCCTCGAGTGCTCCATCTACGGGTGGGGCCGCGATCGCGAGTGCTGGGGGATTTGTCATCGAGTGCTCTACGGCTTGCCCGATGACCCCAAGACGTGGGAAATGCTCGACGGCGTGCTCGAGACTGAGTACAAGCACTCGAGCGGCGTGAAGATGCCTGTCTCTTGTGTCTTTATCGACTCCGGTGACGGTTTGTACACGAACAACGTGTACGCCTACACGCGGTCGAGGGAGCGACAAAGAGTTTTCTCGATCAAGGGGCGAGGCGGCGCGGAATTGCCTTTCGTAGGTAAGCCGAGGCGTGCCGGTACCGAGAAGGCTGTGCTTTTCCCGCTCGGTGTCGATGCCGGCAAGCGCAAGGTGATGGATCGTCTTGACGTGCCCGAAGCGGGTCCGAACTTCGTTCACTTTGATGCGAATGAGGGCGCGGGATTCACGGAAGACTTCTTCAAGCAGCTTACCGCTGAAAAGCAGGAAGTTGTCCGAGACAAGAACGGCTCGAGGCTCGTTTGGGTGAAGCTTCGCCAGCGCAATGAGGCTCTGGACTGCGCGGTCTATGCGACTGCCGCGATGGAAGCGCTGAATCCGAACTTTGAAATGCTCGATAGCTACTACTCTGGTCAGTATCAGCGCGAGCAACAGGCACAGCGCCCGGCACGACGCCGAGGAACGGTGTCTCGTGGGGTTGAATTTTAGGAGCAAGAGATGACGAACCGAAAGCAAGAGGGGATACCTGTCCGCGTTTCACAGCGTCGGCTGTTGGAGACGATGGACGGCATCCACAAGGAAATCGTCGAGGTGGCAACCGAACATCACGTTGTTACGTACTGCAGGAAGCGCCTCGACGATCTAATTAAAGACTATGAAGCATGCGCGGAGATGCTTATTGCATCATACGGCGGAGAAGGGAAGTCAATGTGAGTTGCTTTCTTCTTCATCGATCCTTTCGAGTTCTTTTTCGATCTCAAGGAGCGCGGCTTTTAGCTTTCGAGTGTTGAATGCGATGGTACGTTCAAACGCCTTGGGATGGCCTTCGGAATTCTTTGGGACGGGATCCAGGGTAATTTTGGGTGCCATCAGCTTCAGGAAAAGTAGAGCCTCCTCGCGATTCTTTGCGCTCATATATCACCTTTTAGTGTGGTTAGTGGAATGCCGATTTGGGTTTCCGGCTGAACAATGATCGCACTGAAAGGTGACTTTCACAAAATGCCCTCGGCGCTTCGGCTCCGGGGGCTTTCTTTTTTAGGAGGCCGCATGGCTTGGATCACGCTTGAAGAAGCGAAGAAGAATCTCCAGCTCTGGCTTGAGGCTTCTCAGGCTGTTGCCGCCGGTCAGTCGTACACGATCGGCACTCGGTCGCTGACTAGAGCAAGTCTTCGCCAGATCATGGACATGATCGCGTACTGGCGAAAGGAAGTTGCGGCGCTTGAGGCCGCGGGCAGAAGCCGCGTCTATCGCGGCGTGCCTCGTGACCTGTAGGAGATGACGCGATGAATCTTTTAGATAAGGCCATCGGCGCAATCGCGCCAGGCTGGGCGCTGAGTCGAGTCGCTTCTCGTCAGAGGATGATGCTTCTGAATAGCGGCTACTCGCACGGTGGCGCAAGCTACGCAAAGAAGTCGATGATTGGCTGGCGTAGCGGTACGACAGACGCGGACGAAGACATCGTAGACAACATCGAGACTCTGCGAGAACGCTCGCGCATGCTCTTCATGACGGCTCCGATTGCAACCGGGGCTTTGAAGACGATCCGAACGAACGTCGTTGGTTCCGGCTTGAGCCTGAATGCGCAGGTTGATGCGCACTTCCTCGGACTTTCTGATGAAGAGGCTCGAGAGTGGGAAGCCAACACCGAGCGCGAGTGGCGCTTGTGGGCTGAGTCGGTAGCGTGTGACGCGGAACGTCGCCAGAACTTCTACCAGCTTCAGTCGCTTGTCGTTCTCTCGACGCTCATGAGCGGCGATTGCTTCGTTGTGATGCCCATGATTCGCCGCGCAGGCTCGATCTACGACATGCGCGTCGGGATTATTGAAGCAGACCGAGTTTGCAATCCGCTCAGTGAAAGCCTGGTCGGCAAAAACGTACTTGGAGGCGTTGAGGTTGGCAAGTACGGCGATGCCGTGGCGGTCTATGTGGCGAACAAGCACCCTCGGGCGATTCCTAGAGCGCTTGAAGCCGCTAGGGCCAAGTGGACGCGAGTGCCGATTTTTGGTGAGCGCACCGGACGACGCAATGTGCTTCACGTGATGACTGATGTAGAGCGACCGGCACAGCGTCGAGGCGTTCCGATTCTTGCACCGGTCATCGAAGAGCTGAAGCAGTTGAAGCGCTACAGCGATGCCGAGCTGATGGCCGCCGTGGTCAGCGGCATGTTCACGGTTTTCGTGACGACGCCGAATCCGTCAGAGGATGAGCCTTTCGGTGGTGGCGGCCTTCCTGCTATGCAGAGGGTTGATCCTGACCCTCAGGCTTACGAGCTTGGGAATGGCGCAATCGTCCAGTTGGCAGAAGGCGAGAAGGTTGAGATCGCGGACCCGAAGCGTCCGTCCGTCGCTTTTGACGGTTACGTGCAGGCAGTTTGCCGCCACATTGGCGCGGCACTCGAGATCCCGTACGAACTTTTGCTCAAGCACTTCACTTCGAGCTACAGCGCAAGTCGCGCCGCTTTGCTCGAGGCTTGGAAGATGTTCCGCATGCGCCGCGACTGGCTTGTGTCTTCCTTCTGTCAGCCTGTCTACGAAGAGTGGCTGGCAGAGGCCGTCGCCAAGGGTCGCATCAAGGCTCCTGGCTTCTTCTCTGATCCTGCAGTTCGTGCCGCGTGGAGTGGTGCTGAGTGGCACGGCGACGCTCAGGGCCAGCTCGATCCGCTTAAGGAAGCGAATGCCGCAGTTGTCCGCGTGAAGAACGGCTTCAGCACGATCAGTCGTGAAGCCGCTGAGATGACGGGTATGCGCATGGAGTCCATCGTCAGAACGCGAACGCGAGAAGAAGCGCTGCTGAAAGCAGCGGGCTTGAGCACGTCAGGCGGGACGATCGAGGAGAAGGAGGAAAAAGAATGAACCGATTTTGGAACGTAAAAGCCAAGGAGGGCGAGGAAAACGCAAGGCTCGACCTCTTCGGCTACGTAGGCGGGTCGAAGGACGATCCGTGGGACAAGGGCTTTAACGAAGACGAGTTTTTGAAGGATTTTCGCAGCATCCCGACTGATGCGAAGTTGGAAATCTCGATCAACTCCTTCGGTGGTGCTGTCTACACGGGCCTGTCCATCTACTCGCTCTTGAAGGGGCATAAGGGTGAGATCACCTTCCGCGTCGATGGGGCCGCGATGAGTGCGGCCACGATCATCACGAGTGTGCCGGGTGCAAAGGTGATCATGCCTCGCGGCTCGATGATGATGATCCACAAGGTCAGTTCGGTCGCTGTCGGCACTACGGACGATATGCGAAAGGCCGCCGACGACATCGAGAAGCTGGAGGAAAACCTCATCAGCATCTATGTCGAGAAGACGGGCCGCACGGCTGACGAGATCAAGGAAAAAGTTAATGCCACGACTTACTTCACGGCTGAAGAAGCTGTTGAGTTTGGCCTGGCTGATGAGGTCGACGATACGGCAACGGTTCAAAACTCTGCCGCCGACGGCTTTGTCAACTTGAACGGCCTGAAGGCTGAGGCGAAGTACTTCGTCGGCATGCCGAAGGCTTTTATCAAAGCGGAGCATAAAGCGTCCGCAGTTCAGAAGGAGGTCCGTATGGATCTTGATTCTTTGAAGGCGGACTATCCCGACCTCGTCGAGGCTATCCGCAATGAGGCTCGTGCTGAAGGCGCAAAGGCTGAGCGTGACCGCATGAAGGACATCGAAGATTGTGCCCTTCCCGGTTACGAACAGCTGGTTGCCGAAGCCAAGTACGGCGAAAAGACGATGACCGGCGCAGAACTTGCCGTTGCCATTGTCAAGGCCGAAAAGGCAAGCAACAAGCGTGCAGGCGAGGGCATGGTGGAAGACTCCAAGTGCCTTGAAGGCATTGCCGCAGTTGAAGGCAATGTTCACGGCATTGATCTTCCAGGCGAAGTCAATCAGGAGGCGCTTGATCGAATCATCGCCGCCGGTGCTCGCGGTTTCGAAAAGAAGTAAGGAGAGATTTTATGCTCGCACAGGAAAAGTACACGACGACGGCTGACAACCTTTTTGCCGCGTCTCAGATGATGCCGGTAGTCGCCGATGCGATGACGGTGAAGGCTTCGCAGGGCGCTCTTAAGCGTGGTGCCCTTCTCGATGCGACGGGTACGCTCTGCACGGTTAACGCCGGCAAGACCACGGTTTCCGAGGTCTATGCAGTGCTCGCGGAAGACGTCGATACGACGGATGCGGCAGTCGAGGCCGCCGTCTATCTCACGGGTGAGTTCAACGAAAACGCACTCAGCTTCAAGACGGAAAACGCCGCTGCTGTCGCCGACTTCAAGGCGTCCGCTCGCAAGGTCGGCATTTTCTTCAAGCCGTCCATCTAAGGAGAAACACAAATGGATATGTTCACTACCCGTACCATGATGGCCATGGTCGAAGCCGGCAAGAAGACGAACAACACGTGGCTTCGTGATCGCTACTTCGGCTATCGTCCGACGTTCAACACCCAGAAGATCGACTTCGATATCGTCGGCAAGGGTGGTCGCAAGATCGCTCCCTTCGTCAATCCGAAGGTCGGCGGCGTGGTCCTTGAACGTGAAGGCTACTCCACGAACAGCTTCGAAGCACCGGAACTCTCTCCGATGCGTGTGACGACCGCCGAAGACATGCTCAAGCGTCTCCCGGGCGAAACGGTCTACGCTGGCAAGACGCCCGAAGAACGTGCAGCCGAAATTCTCGGTCGCGATCTTTCCGATCTTGATGACATCATCACTCGTCGTGAAGAAGCCATGTGCGCTGAAGCCCTTTTCAGCGGCAAGGTCACGGTCAAGGGCACCGGCTACGATGAAGTTATCAATTTCTGGGGCGGCCTTGGCGAAAACGAAAAGCCGAAGACGACGCTCACGAAGAAGTGGTCTGCTACGGACGTTACTGCCGCCGACATCCTCGCCGACATTCGTGCTATCAAGCGAGCCATGGTCAAGAACGGCGGCTTTGCTCCGCGTGACATGATCCTTGGCTCCAAGGTCTATGACCTTCTCATGAAGAAGTTCATCGAGGCCAAGTGCCTTGACAACCGCCGCGTCGACCTCGGCTTCATCAAGCCGCAGGAACTCCCGAGCGGTGTGACGTACATGGGCTACCTGAACGAAGTCGGCATCGACATCTACGCCTACGACGAGTGGTACATCAACGACGAAGGCAAGGAAGTTCCGATGGTCCCCGAAACCGCCTGCTTGCTCGCCTCTCCCGACACGAAGACGATGCTCGCTTACGGTGTCGTGGCCCTTGCCGGTGATGACGACGTGAAGTTCTATGAAGGCGCTCGCGTTCCCGATTCTTGGGTTCAGCGTGCCAATCCGAGCGGTCGCATCGTTCAGATCAAGTCCCGTCCCCTGCCGGTCATTCAGCAGGTCAACGGCTTCCACCTGGTCGACTGCCTGTCCTAATAAACGGTGAGGGAGGTGGTTCGCCATCTCCCTCTTGGAGGGAAAGATGCAAATCGAAATTCTTCAGAGCGTTTTGTACGAGCGCACGCGATACGCCACCGGCGAGATCGTTGACGCAGACGATGCGATGGCCGATGCACTTGTTGGTGCTGGCCTTGCCCGCGCCTGCGGTGTTGTCGAAACGACTAAGCCAACTCCGCCGTCGGTCAAGCAGAAGAAGGCTGCTACCACAAGGAAGCCCAAGCGCTCCGGCATTGATGCGGCCTTCGCCGACATGCCGGAGGTGTCCGATGGCGATTGACTACAAGAAGCAGTTCAAGGCAGACGTCTCAAAGACGTTTCTTGATCCGCGCATCTTCGCGGAGTGGCACGAGATACAAGGTCGTCGCATTGTCGCCTTGCTTGATGTGATTCAGACGCAGGATGACGACGGCTACCGAATCGGCGTATTCGTCAACAGGCTGAAGGTGTATGTACGAACTGAAGACATGGACCCTGCTCCTGTCGAAGACGAGCTGATCGTCATTGACGGCCACGAGTATTACGTTCGGTCTGTTTCTGATGAAGACGGCGTACTTGTGATGCTTTGTCAGAAGGTGAGCCAATGAGCGTCTTGATTTCTTTGGACGGCAGCAGCGGCACAGCGCTGAATGACGCGAAGGTTTTGCTTCGAAACGTCGAGGGTGGATTGGAGAAGGCGGTAATGCGCTCGATCAATCGGTCTTTGACTTCAGGAAAGACTGCGTTGACGAAAGGCATTCGCAAGACCTACACGGCCAATCGCGAAGCCCTCAGCGACGCAATCAGCGTAACCCGTGCCTCAATGAGCCGCCTTGAAGGTAGCGTCAACGCGAAGGGTAAACCGCTGTCCGCTCGGCATTTTGCGCACGATCCGGAAGGAAAGAGCACGACAGGTGCCGATCGGAAGAAGATTCGTGTTGCGATCTACAAAGGTCGTGGTGGCGCTTTCAAGACTGGTTTTGCCTGGGATGGTGGATGGGGCACCGGGAAGCATGCGATCTACATGCGAACAGGCGAGAAGATCCACGCGTCAAAGGGGCGTCATGCGGGCAAGAAGTACAAGGTCGAAAAGGTCCAGAAGGTTTCTGGTCCGTCGGTCCCCCAGATGGGCGGAAACGAGGGCGTCAGCGAAAGCGTTCAGAAGCGCGTTCAGGAGATTTTCGAGAAGCGTTTGACTCACGAGACTGAGTTTCTGCTCAAAAAATAGGAGGCCTGAATGGTCGAAAACGAGCTTTGCAGAGCTCTTCGAGGTTTGATCGGTGAGGCGGTAAAAGATCTGCTTTTGCCGACCGAGTCGAAGGAGCTGAGAGAGCCGAAGGTAGTCAACAACTACCTGCCGCCGAAGCGCGCAGGCAAGTCAGATGACTTTCCGTTCGTGTTGGTCCGTGCCGAGAACGGCTCCAGCAATCAGGACATCACGTCCGTGACGGTTGTCGTTGTTGTCGGCGCGTACTGCCCTAACGGCGTCGATTCGGCGCGTGAAGGTCATGAGCACTGCCTCAACGTGATGGAGCGCATCCGTCTGAAGCTGATGAGCCTTCCCGGTCTGATTCTCGACGAGCGCTATCAGCTTAGAGGCGATGTGACTTGGTCGCTTCCTGCCGAGCAGCCTTTCCCTTACTACCAGTTGGACATGGAGACTCATTGGACGTTCCGCTCGCCCGTACAGGTAAGCGGCGTGGAGGGCTATTGATGGCTAGAAAAACGAAGGTGCAGATCCCGATGATTTACGTCGGTCCAGACCTGCCCGGTGGTGTGCTGAAGCGATACACGGTTTTTCGCGGAGGCTATCCGCCGCATATTCAGGAACTCAGAGATAAGAGCCCGTCGCTGTGCGGGCTTTTTGTTTGTCTGGGCGAGTTGGCCGCTGCGCGTCAACGCGTTCAGAAGCAGGGTGACCTGATGAATACACTTTCCAAGCAAATTTTGAAGGAGATCTGACGATGGCCTATAAGCATGGTGTTATCGTTTCTGAAGTGCCGACTACGGTGCTTCCTCCGGTCGAGGTGTCCGCGGCCATCCCGATCGTTTTTGGCACGGCTCCTGTCAACATGACGGATCCGACCTGCGTGAATAAGCCGGTTCTGGCGTATTCCTACGACGAAGCTGTGGCCGCACTCGGTTATGTTCCGCCGGCTGAGCAGGGGGGCGTCAAGAAGCACGCTTTCACGCTCTGCGAAGCGATCAAGTCGCAGTTTGCGCTTTTTGCCGTCTCGCCGATCATTCTTGTGAATGTGCTCGATCCGAAGACGCATAAGACCGCAGCTACGACGCAGACCGTTACGCTTGACGCTAAGACCGGGCAGGCTGTGGTCGCTGAAGCGGGCATTCTCCCCGACTCTGTGACGATTACTCCGTCGAGCGCTTCTGCTTACGTCAAGGATACGGACTATGTCTTGTCTTTCGACGGCGACGGCAACCTTGTCGTAGCTTCTCTTACCGAGCCTGGCGGCACCTTCAAGTGCACGACCGGAGAGGCTCTTACCTTCGCCGCGCAGAAGCTTGATCCTACCGCCGTTAAAGAAGACGCGATTGTCGGCGGTGTTGACGTCTCCGGCAACAAGAGCGGCCTCGAGCTTGTCGACGAGTGCTTCCCGCGCTTTGGCATTGTGCCGGGCACGATTGTTGCGCCGGGGTTCTCCAGCAAGCCCGAGGTGGCAGCCGTGATGGCCGCCAAGGCAACGAGCATCAACGACTACTTCCGTGCCATCTGTCTGATCGACATTCCGACCGACAAGGTTAAGGCTTACACGGATGTTGCGAAGTGGAAGACCGACAACAACATCACCGATCGCATGCAGGTCGCTTGTTGGCCCATGGTCTCTCTTGATGGCACGGTCTACAACATGAGCTCTCAGCTCATGGCGCTTCTCGCAAAGGTTGACGCTGAAAACGACGATACGCCGTATGTTTCTCCGTCCAACAAGGGCTTCAAGATGACCGCGGCTGTTCTCGAAGACAGCACGGAAGTTTGGCTCGGTCCGGACAACGGCGAATACCTGAACGGTCAGGGTGTTGTGACCGCTCTCAACTTCATGGGCGGTTGGAAGTGTTGGGGCAACCGAACCGCGGCCTATCCGGCGACGACGGACGTGAAGGACTCCTTCATCTGCATCCGTCGAATGTTCAACTGGATTGGCAATACGCTGACGCAGACGTTCTGGCAGAAGCTTGATGCACCTGCCAACCGTCGACTGATCGACACGGTCATCCTGTCCGCGAATGTCTGGCTCAACGGCCTAGCCGCGCGTCAGTACATCCTCGGTGGTCGAGTCGAGTTCCTCGAGTCAGAGAACCCGGTTACGAGCATGATGGACGGGAAGTTCTGCTTCCACGTCTATGTGACGCCGCCGTCTCCGGCACGTGAAATTGACTTCGTGCTCGAGTACGACGTGAACAACCTGACCACGCTTTACAACTAATGAGGTGAAATATGGCTGGAACGAATAATGTGCCTGAGCGCCTCGTCGCCTTCCGCGTGTACAGCGAAGGAAACGACTGCCTCGGGACTGCTACCGTGACGCTGCCGAACGTTGAACCGATGACTGATACGGTTAGCGGCGCAGGTATTGCCGGCGAGATCGATACGCCGATCATGGGGCATTTCGGCTCTATGACGGTATCCCTTCAGTGGCGAACGATTGAGCCGAATGCTGTGAAGCTTGCGGCGTTCAAGTCTCATACGCTTGACATCCGCGGTTCGCAGCAGGTCTACGAAGCTGCGAGCGGCAAGTACAAGACCGTGCCTGCTCGACTTGCGCTCAAGGCTCTGCCGAAGTCGATCAACCTCGGCTCCTTTGAGACGGGCTCGACGACCGACAGCGAAACAGAACTTGAGGTCTCCTATCTCAATCTCTACCTTGACGGGAAGAGCGTTATGGAGATCGACAAGTTCAACTATGTCTGCAAGATCGGCGACGAGGACATGCTCGAAACTGTCCGCAAGGATCTTGGCCTCGCGTAATTAAGCACTGCCGGGAGGGTTCGCTCTTCCGGCTTTTTTCTTTAAGGGTTTGATATGAAGATCGCTTTGACTAAGCCGTACAACTTCGAGGGCAAGGAGTACACCGAGCTCGAGATTGATTTCGAAAGCCTGACGGGTCGCCAGGTGTCCCAGGCGAAGCGGGAATTTATTCGCTCCGGCAATTTTGCAGGCGGCAACATCATGCAGGCCGACATGGACTTCTGCGTCTATCTGGCGGCCAAGGCCATTGATCAGCCGATTGAGTTTATGGAAGGCCTGCCCGCCAAGGACTACCTAACGGTTTCTACACTGGCCGCAGGTTTTTTGCTCGTATAGGCCTCAGGGGAAACTTTGACCCTGAGGAGCGGCTGATGCAGGTCTGCTTGCGCATGCGGTCGTATACGGGCGGATCGGTGCTCGATTGGATGGCGCTGCCTTTGGTTGAGCTGGGGGCGTGGAACCGCGCTGTCCAGAAAGATCAGGAAGAGCAGGATAGGCGAAAGCGGTAAATGGCGATAGAATGAAAAAGGCGATACTCCCTATTCTTAATAGCGTTATGAAGAATAAAGACACGAACCTGGATAAAGTGCAAAGTGTTGAGTTCAGCACCGAAGAAAAAATTCAGACTGCTATTGATTTCGCGCCTCGATTTTTTTTGGTCTGCGCGGTTTCGTACGTAGTCCAATACGTCAAACTTACTCTGCTGACGATGAAGTTGGCGTTGGTCATCATTCCGCTTTTTTTGCTCGTTGGCTGGATGTTTGGATTTACTTGGTGATCCCGCAAGCAACGGAGCCGTTGCAGGATGCCCGTCGTTTTATCGGCGGGCTTATTTTTTTGGTGGAGGTGAAAAATGGCTGGTGTTGAGCATAGCTTAACTTTTCAGATCGCCGGTAAATTGGCCTCAAGCTTGCCACAGGCCTTCAGCTCTGCCGGTGGACTAGTCGGGGGGCTTTCGTCGAAGCTGTCCGAGCTCGAGGCCGAGGCGTCTCAGGTGGGCGCGTTGGTCAATCACCGCAAGGCGGTGTTGAAGGCGTCCGCGGCGTATCGACAGGCGAAGGCGAAGTTGGACGATCTCGAGTCTGAGATGTCTCGTGTTGGCGTGCCGACTAAGAAGATGACGGTCGCCCACCAGAAGGCGAAGGATGCAGTTGAGCGCTGCTCGGTAAAGCTTGAGGCGGAGAAGCGAAAACTTGATCGCATTCCCGGTGCGGCTGCATCTGCAGAGTCGAGCATCGTCACGCTGAAGAAGCGACAAAAAGAACTTGGCGACCAGATAGACGTGACGAAGCGTAAGATCGACGCAAACGCTAAGGGGCTAGAGCACTTTGCCAAAGCAGGTGCTGGCGTGATGGCGGCGAAGGTAGGCTTCGGACGTGCGGCGTCTGCTGTTTCGAATACCGCAAACACGATTAGATCTGTAATGGAAGGTCCAGTGCAGGCATCCATGAAGATGGAAGATGCGATGGCCGACTTGGCCAAAGTGTCCGATTTCACGCCTGAAGGACTTGAGCGGATGAAGCGTGATCTTGAGCGAATGAGCTTGAAGATCCCGATGAGCGCCGACGGCCTTGCGCAGATTGCGGCTGCTGCGGCCGGTGCCGGCGTTGCGCAGAAGGATTTGCTCGGCTTCACGGAGCAGGCCGCAAAGATGGCTGTTGCGTTCGACATGACCGCAGAGCAGGCAGGCACGATGATGTCGAAGTGGCAAAGCGGTATGAAGCTGAGCGTCCAGGAGACGTACGCTCTCGCTGATGCGGTGAACGGGTTGAGTAATAACAATGCCGCTCTGGCAAGTCAGATCGGTGATGCTATTCAGCGTTATGGTGCTTTGGGCAAAGTCGCGGGCTTGTCTGAAAAGCAAACGGCGGCGTTGGCGACTTCGTTGATCGCCTCCGGAGCGTCTAGCGAAACCGCGGCTACCGGCATGAAGGCATTCATGGGCACTTTGGCAAAGGGTGCACAGCTGTCTGACAAGCAACAGGCGGCGTTTGCGAATATCGGAATTGGCGATGTTAAACAGCTTCAAAAGGATCTGCAGAAAGATGCTCCTGGGGCAATCCTACGCGTTCTTGATGGGCTCAAGAAAAACATCCCAGAAGACAAGCGCACGATGTATCTCAATGTGCTATTCGGTGAAACGGGTAGCGAGGCCATTGGCCCGCTTCTCCAGAACATTGAAGCGCTGAGAGGAAATTTTGATCTTGTTGGAGATGCGACAAAAACTGCAGGCTCAATGGATAAGGAGTTTGCGGCAAGAGCGGCTACGACCTCAAACTCGCTGCAATTGTTGAAAAACTCAGCAGACTTTGTGGCACGCTCTTTTGGCGATCAGTTCTTGGGACCGATCCGTGAGGGCGCGCTAGAGTTGGGGTCGTTTGCGGAGGAGGTCGCTTCAGCTGTTAAAGAGCATTCAGGCCTCATAAAAGCCGGGCTTAAAGCTGTTGTGGTTTACGGCGCACTTTCGGCAACCGTCGGGGTGGTAGGCGGCGTTCTCGGGGCAGCCACGGCGGCCATGAGCGCATGGCGCGGAATATGCGCGTTCAGCACAACAGCGATGAAGCTGACAACGGCGGTAGGCCGCGGGCTTGCGGTGACGGGGCGTCTCTTAGGAGGTGCCTTTTCTTTTGCCGGGAAAGCGCTTACGGGCATTGCTTGGGGTGCAAGCCGTGCAGCCATGATCGCGTGGAAGATCGCTTGCGTTTCTGCGGGCGTTGCGGCCGAGGCAACGGCTGTGCTGGTGAAGGGTTTGGGTTTTGCGATCCAGGCCGCATTCACCAGTCCTGTCGGTCTAGCCGTGATGGCTCTAGCCGGGCTTGTTGCAGGCGGCATTGCGCTCTACAAGAATTTTGACGAAGTCAAGCTGAAGGTTAACGAGTTGTGGGCGGCGTTCTCAACGAAGTTCCCCGGCATTGCAGGCTTCGTGACCACATCGATTGATTACGTTCAGTCGAAGGTCGAGGCGGTAAAGAGCTACTTCTCGAATCTGACAAGCTGGATTGGTAGCACGTTCTTCGGAACTTGGGGCGAGGCTTGGTCAAAGGTTAGCGCTAAGTTTGGCGAGATCTTCGACGGCCTTGGCGGGCTGATCAAGGCACCGATCAACGGCGTCATCGGCATGGTGAACGGCGCTCTGTCGAAGCTGAACGCTCTCAACATCGAGTTGCCGGCAATGCTCGGCGGCGGCACCATCGGATTCAACATTCCTGAGATTCCGAGGCTGGCAGAAGGCGGCGTGGTCAGTTCTCCGACGCTTGCCATGATCGGAGAAGGCAGTGAGCCTGAAGCCGTAATGCCGCTTTCGACACTGCCGGCGATCGGTGGCGCGGCCAACAATCAGCCGTCGGTCTTTAACTACTCGCCTGTTATCAACGTCACCGGAGGCGCAGATGCCTACGATGCCGTCAAGAAGGCTACAGATGAAAGCATGCGCGAGTTTGAGCGAAAGTTCGAGCGCATGGAGGCCGATCGTCGTCGGCTTGCCCTTGCATGAGGAGAGCATAAATGACTACGTACGTAACGACGTCCATGGACACGTGGGACATCATCTCAAAGAAGGTCTACGGCGATGAGCACTTCATCGATGCGCTGATCGCGGCCAACCTCGAGCACCGCAAGGTTGTGTTCTTCTCTGCAGGCGTTGAACTAAATGTTCCTGTTGTCGAAGATTCGAAGTTGGCAGAGCCTAATCTGCCGTCGTGGAAGAGAGGGAGAGGCAATGACTGACCCGCGAATCACAAAGCTGACGCTTCTCTTTACGGATGAGAAGACCGACGCGACTGAGGAGGTTGTGCCCGATCTTCTCTCGTTTACGTACAGCGACAAGGAGGCCGACCAGGCGGATGAAATCTCGCTGACGCTTAAGGACGAGACGGGCAAATGGGCGGGGTCATGGCGACCGGATGCAGGTGAGACGATCAGAGCCTACATCCAGAGCATTGGCGTATCTAAGCAAAAGCTTTTCTGCGGAAAGTTCTACGTCGACTCCATGCGCGCGAGCGGTTCGCCACGGATCTGTGAGATTCTCGCCGTGTCTGTGCCGCTCAAAGCGCCAATTCGTCGCAGGCTGGTGAGTAAGGCTTGGGAGAAGTACACGCTCAAGCGTATTGCTTCCGAGATCGCGAAAAAGGCCGAGATCTCACTGATCTTCGAAACAGAGGAGGATCCAGAGTACGATCGACTCGACCAAAAGGACGAAAGCGATCTGGCTTTTTTGACGCGTTTGTGCCGAGATGCGGGCTTCTCGCTCAAGGTGACGGACGACACGATCGTGATCTTCGACCAGACGCGATTCGAGAAGATGGATCCGATTTGCACGCTCGAGCTCGGGAAGGCCGACATACTTTCATGGGACTTTCAGAATGAGCAGTCGGAGACATACAAGAGCTGCGTTGTGTCGTGGCGCGACATCAAGAAGAAGATTCGCAAGTCAGCCGGCGGCTACAACATCGATCTCGAAAAGCCGAGCACCAATCCGCCGGCCAAGTACAACATCGATCTGGAGAAGATCGACAGTTCAAACGCGAGGAAGAATCCTGCTGTCAACACGTACGTCTACATTGATCCGGATGCCGACGACAACGGGCAGGAGTACAAGCTGAAGAAGCGCGTGACCTCGAGGGCGGAAGCTGAGAGGCTTGCCAAGGCGACGCTTCGAAAGTTGAACTTGCGAAAGCTTACCGGCTCGATGACGCTGGTCGGCGATACGCGTCTCGTCGCGGGTGTTGTCGTAGAGGTCAAGGGCTTCGGAAGTTTTGACGGGCGGTTCTTCGTCGAGTCCGCAACGCATAGCGTATCGGGCTCCGGCTACACGACGTCGATCAACGTCCGTCGCGTGAACAACAAATACTGAGGTTAACCATGGAATCGGACAGCATCAGAATCGGCGAAGTCGTATCGATCGACCCTGTGGCCTGTACGTGTCGTGTTGTCTTTGACGATGACGACAGTCTTAACTCATACGATCTGCCGGTGATGCAGCGGTGCACGTATGACAACCACGACTATCAGATGCCCGATATTGGCGAAGACGTGGTCGTGGCCTTCCGAAGAGGAGGTGATGAAGACGGCATTGTGCTTGGGTCTTTCTATGCCGGCGAGGTCAAGCCGCCTGAGTCGAGCCCGGAGAAGCGAACAGTCGTATTCAAAGACGGCACACGGTTCAGCTACGACCGAGAAGCACATGAGCTGACGATGACGATCGAGGGGACAGAGATTGTCTACAACCGCCGGACGGGGACGATAACGGTTCCTGAGACGATCACCGTCAACTGCACGGATGCTGTGGTTAACGCCTCGAGCTCGCTTACGGTCAACTCTCCGACGTCGACGTTCACGGGGGACGTGATCATTCAGAAAACGCTTTCGGTTACCGGCCTCATTACGGGCGCTGGCGGCTTCACGGTCTCTGGCGGCAGTGGCGTCAAGGCTACGGGCAACATTGAGCTGATAGGCTCCATGAATGCTTCTCAGGACGTTGTCGCGGGTGGCATCAGCGTGATGTCTCACACTCACACTGCGCCGCACGGTGAAACGAGCGGGCCGCACTGATACGACAAACATAAAAAGACAAACCCCACGAAGAGCGCAATCCTCGTGGGGCTTTTTTTTGATCGAAAGGTATGAAAGATCAATGAGAGATATTTTACCGCAAAACTTCTTTCAGTTCATGAAGAAGCTGTTTCAAAAGGATAGGCCGACGATGGGAATCAAGATTTTGCGATGGGCGTTCGCGTTGTCCATGAGTGTAGTGCTAGTGCTTGTCGCCACATGCTTTGCTTTTTGGACTCTGGCATATGCCTACGAGGTGTCGGAAGCGCTATGGCCGGTGTGACTGGACTGTTTGGAAATATTCCGTTCGTGACCTCCTCGGCCGTCTGTTTGACTTTCAAAGACTTGAAGGTCGAGCGTTCGACGCGGTGGGCTACGCACGAAGTGATAGGTAAGAAGCCGGTTGTCGAATATGTCGGACCAGGTCTAGCGTCGGTGAGCTTCACGATTCAACTCAACTCGCTTCTCGGTATGCCGCCGATTGCGGTTCTGAAGGGGTTGCAGATGCTGATGGAGAAGAAGAAAGCGCAGCGGCTTTTGATCGGCCCGGACTACTTGGGCAAGTTTGTCATTGAGTCCGTTTCGGAAGACCGCAAGGAACATACGAATCTCGGCATCCCCGTTAGCGGATCCGTGACGATCACGCTCAAGGAGGTCGGTGATGGCTAAGTATCGAGTAGGTCAGCAAAGCATTGACGTTGACTTTGCGCCAGAAGGCGTGATGGAGATCCTGCAGAACGTTCGAACAATTCTTGCCACGCGCAAGGGTTCCGTTCCGCTCGACCGCGACTTCGGTATTTCGTGGGACAACGTAGACCAGTCGCTTCCCGCTGCAAAGATGCTGATGCGTTCTGAGGTGATAGACGCCATTGAGCGATATGAGCCGAGAGCAAAGGTGACCAGCGTTGATTTCGCAGAGGATGTTGAAGGCGCAATGGACGGCGTGCTGAAGCCGATCGTGACTGTACAAATAGGAGGTGAGTGATGGCAGAAACATTGCCCAGATGGGGGCTGAAGGACATCAGTTTTCTGACGACGGATGCGACGGCGCTAGAGGCTGAAATCATCACCGCATTCGAGAAGGCCAGCGGAAGAACATTGGCGGCGGGTGATCCTGTTCGCCTTTTTCTTTTGTCACTCACGGCCATTATCGTGACGCAGAGAAGCGCAATTGACGCGGCCGCGAAGCAGAACTTGTTGTCCTATGCGCAAGGAAGCTATCTCGATGCGCTAGGGCTTCTGCTGAACGTTGAGCGTTTGGCGGAGAGCAAGGCCGTGACGACAATGCGATTCACGCTTTCGCGAGCGCTAGGCGAGGTCGTGACAATTCCATCCGGCACTGAGGTGACAAACGGCACGGTGACGTTTGCTACTACTCAGGATCTGGATATCCCTGTCGGATCTTTGACTGGTGACGTGCAGGCGGAGTGTACGAGCTCCGGTCCTGCCGGCAACGACTTCTTGGCCGGACAGATCAACGTCATCGTCAAGCCGCAGACTTTCGTCGCATCGGCCGAGAACGTCACGATCACGTCTGGCGGCGCATCCGCCGAGAGTGACCTTGACTATGCGAACCGCATCCGCCTAGCGCCAAATTCGTTCAGCGTCGCGGGACCGGAGAAGGCGTATATCTTCCATGCGAAGAGCGTGAGCTCGGCCATCATCGACGTATGCATTGACTCGCCGACGCCCGGACAGGTGGACGTCTATGCGCTTCTTAAGGGCGGTGAGCTTCCATCTCGCGAGACGCTCGAGCAGATCGAAGCCAGGTTGCGCGATGGCGAGATTCGGCCGCTGACAGACTATGTCCGAGTGCTTTCGCCCGCCGCTGTGAACTATGAGATTCAGGTCGACTACTGGATTTCGAAAGAAGATCAGTACAAGGCCGCAGAGATCAAGGCGTCGGTCGAGAAGGCCGTTGAGGCGTATCGGACTTGGCAGCAGTCGAAGATTGGTCGAGACATAACGCCTGAAAAACTGACTCAGCTGGTTGTGTCCGCCGGCGCTTGCCGCATCGACACGACGATGCAGCCTACCGGCTTTAAGGCTTTGACGAGGAGTCAGGTCGCCCAGTGTACGGGGGTACAGATTAACTACAAGGGGTTGAAGGATGAGTAAGGAACTCGTAGAAAGCGGCTTGCTTGACGTCGTTCCCGATTCGATCTCCAAAGATCCCGACGTATCGTCAGCGGCAAAGGCGCTCGATGTTCCGCTCCTCGAGATGACGAATGTCCTCGATCTCCCGTCGATCTACGTGAGTATCGACAAGCTGACGTCTGATCAGCTTGATCATCTTGCGTACTCGTGGGACGCAAGTGTCTGGCGCGACTCGTGGCCGATCGAGTTGAAGCGTTCGATCGTCAAACAGGTTGTTCAGGAGAAGCGAAAGAAGGGAACGCGAAAGGCCGTTGAGGAGGCTGTTGAGGCTCTTGGTTCTGCGGCGACGATCAAGGAATGGTGGGAGCAGACGCCGAAAGGCACGCCGCACACCTTCACGATCTATGCCTCCCTCGGCCAGATCGACGGGACGCTGGAGAGCGAGATGCAGGAAGACTTGATCGCTCTGATCAATGACGCAAAGCCTGTGCGATCGCACTTTGACTTCGTTGTCGTCAAGAACCTCCTTGGCCGAATCGGGTGGCACGGCTCCGTGCGCCCGGTGGCGTATGCGCGTATCAGGTCAGAGCTGATGACAAACACCGAGTACATATCGACGCTGGACGTGAGTCTTGCGTTTAGAACGCTGACTGAGCATTGCTTTATCGGCGTAGCGAAATAGGAGTAAACGATGGATTTTGTGTTGACAACGGCAGGGCTTCAGGCGCTGATCAACGTCTCTGAAACTGGGACAAACGCCGTAGAGCTGACGCATATCGGCATAGGCTCAGGCAAGTACACGCCGACGAAGGCGCAGACGGCGTTGCAGAGTCAGATCAAGACTCTTCGAATCATCGAAGGCGGTCAGGCAGGAGATAACGCGATTCATGTCGCTGCACGTGATGCCGACGCTGTGACGTATGAGGCTTTTGAGGTCGGCATCTTTACGTCGACCGGTACGCTCTTTGCCGTGACTTCTCAGACGACGCCTATCATCCAGAAGACTGCGGCCGCCACTGCACTTCTCGCGTTTGACTTGAAGATTGTCGGAGCGGAGGCTAAGGCGATTACGTTCGGCGACGTGACGTATCAGTTCACAGCAGGAACAACAATTCGCCCGGGGATCGTTGAGCTCGCAACAGCTGATGAAGTGATCGCCGGCACGGATACGCTCCGAGTTGTGACACCTGATGGGCTGTCGAAGCGAACGGCTACGACTGCGCGAACTGGGATTATCCGGCTTGCGTCGGATGCTGAAGCGAAGACCGGAACGGACGCGGTAAAGGCGATCACGCCTGCAACGATGAAGACCGCGCTTCTCTCGACCTACAAATCGACAACGGAAGCTGTTGACGCAGGAACGAACGATACTTCGTTCATAACGCCCAAGAGTATTCGTACGCTTGAGGCGAACGTGTCTCGACGAGGCTTGATTCAAGTTGCCAGTGACGAAGACATCCGAGCCGGTACTGCAACGGACAAGGCCGTTACGCCAAAACAGCTTGCAGATTCGCTTGTCGGTATCGTGCCGATTGCGGCTGAAGACACCGCAGGTGCGATTCGCATCGCATCGCCGACCGAGGCCGCTGAAGGCGTTGTTTCGGACGCGGCCGTGACGCCTGCAACAGCAAAGACGCTCGTCGACGAAAGGGCTTGCACGGTCGCGGAAGCTAAGGTTGGTACGGAAAACAAAAAGTTTTTGACGCCTGCTGCACTTGCTGGGCTGAAGGCAAGCAACGAGGAGGCGATCGCAGGTGTGGCGACGAATGTTTTCATAACGCCGGCCGCGCTCAAGGCCGCCATCGACGCCGCAGTGGCGCAGGCGCTAAACGCTTAGGAGTAGAACTATGTCAAAACCTACAGACACCATCGTGATCACCGCGACAGGTCTGGCAGAAATCATCAATGCAGAGCACAACGGTACGGCTCCTGTTCTGATTAAGGAAATCGGTTACGGAACGGGTCAATACACGGCAACGGATAGCCAGACCGCGCTGAAGAAAGAGTTCAAGCGCTTGAGCTCTCTATCAGGCGGCGCGGTCGGGGATCAGACGATTCATGTCACGGCTCTGGACGCAAGCGCAGACAGCTACACCGTCTACGAAATCGGTCTTTTTACCGACAAGGGAACGCTTTTTGCGGTCTACTCGCAGACTGTGCCGATTTTGCAGAAGGCGTCTCAGTCTCAGAGTCTGCTCGCTGTCGACATCATTGCTTCGGCGTTCGACGCAACGAGCATTGTGTTCGGCGATACGAACTTTCACAATCCGCCTGCTACGACATCGACGCTTGGCGTTGTCGAGCTGGCGACTGACGCCGAGGTGCTTTCAGGTGCGGATGCTTCTCGAGTTGTGACGCCTGCTACTTTGTCGAAGCGCGTAGCGACGACTGGCCGAACGGGCCTCATTAAGTTGGCAACGTCAGCAGAGGTTGCGGCGGGAAAAGACAACACGAAGGCCGTGACGCCTCTCGCGCTTCTTTCGGCTTTCCAGAAGTCGCACGAAGACTCAGGCTATCAGCGTTTGCCGAACGGTCTGATCATCCAGTGGGGAAAGGGCTTGGTAGCGCGAGACGGCTCGACGAAGCTTCTCTTCCCGGTCGCTTTCCCGAAGAAGTGCTCTGTCGTGCTTGCTGAGTCGACAGAGACGCTTCCATTAGCCGTGTCCGTGAAGTCTCGGACGCGAGGGAACTTTGATCTTGTGCACGACGGCAACGGCGGGGCGAATGTCGCTTGGCTTGCGGTTGGCTTCTAGGAAATAGGTATGGCTTACTACTACAGCGCGTCTGAACGCGCTTTTTTTTCGTCCGAGTTCATGACTGTCGGCGAAATGCCTGCGGACAAGGTTGCTGTCGCAGACGGTACCTGGAAGACTCTGGTCGCCGATCAGTCGGCAGGCAAAATCATTCGAACTGGTGCGTCCAACGCGCCTGAGAGCGCTGCGCAGTCGCTCGCCGCTCTGACGGGATACGCTGTGCCTGCAGGAATGACTGTGGCCGGAGGCGTGTCCGCCACTGGCTCCATCTCTGCCGGCGGGGCCATTACCGCGGGCGGGACATTGACTGTCAAGGGTGGTGCGTCTCTCGCGAGTGCGTCGGTTAGTGGAACGATGGACGTAACGGGTACGACTAATCTGAAAAGCACTCTGACCGTCGCCGGCAAGACGACTGCAAAAGCTATGTCTGCGACTGACATCAGTGCATCGACTATCACAACGACGGGGAATGCCTCGGTTGGCGGCACTCTTACGGCTACTGGTGCTGCTACGCTGAATAACACTCTCAATGTTGCAGGCAAGTCTACGCTGAAGGCCGTATCCGCTACTGGCATTGATGCAACCACGGTCGACACGACAGGGAATTCAAGTGTCGGTGGCACGTTGACGGTAAAGGGGAATGCTACTGTAGGCGGTAAGAATGTCGCTCGATCCGTCGACGGTGTTGCGGCCACCGCCAACGGGGACGTTCCGCTTAACGCGATGGCGTACAAGAAGCTGTCGAGCATCCAGTCTGTAAAAGGTAGCTTTTTGTTCGACAGTTTGAGTGGAATCGCGACTTCCGAAATTCCTGCCGCGGCGCTAAACGGCGACTGGGTTGGCGTTCAGTTCGGCATGAGCACCGGTAGCGACAAGACCCAAATCGTTATGCAAGGCTATGAATGGTTCTATCGCACTGCAGATCAAAACCTAGGTCAAGAAAATTGGTCTGACTGGGAGCGTTTCGACCCGAGATACACCGCTCAGAATTACCTGAAGCTCGACGGCATGAACACCATGACGGGGACGATCAAGAGTTCAGTCAACGGTGAAAATTCTTTCGTTGGTGCCGCAAATGGCGGTACGATCATCAACGGCACGGGGAAGAACGGGGCGTTTGTTCCGCTTTGGCAGTACGAATCCACTAACGAAGGCTCCTTCGTTGTGTCGGGCTACAAAAACGCGTTCCGAATTGACTTTCTTTCCAAAGAAAACAAGGCGGCGGGAACTAATGCGTCTGAATGGATGCTGTCGATTGACGAAACTGGCAAGATGTTTGTGCCAAACGATCTGACGATTGGCAGCATGCTGCGTCTGAAGGGTTTGGGATATAGAAATGTTGCCTATCTCGAAGATGCGGAATCGACTATCGGCGGTCAAGATGACTTTGTTCTTGCGGGTGGGAATCAAACGACGTTCATATGCTCCGGTGAAAGTGGCGCTAACCCTGAGACAACCAAGGAGTTCCGTAGAAGCTTGAAGCGAAGCGACGAAGATATCGTGCTTGTTGCCGACAACAACGTCGTGATTGCGACCAATGCTCAAAACATGAGCGAAGCCGAAGTCAGAAAATTCACCATCACCAATGGTGGCGACGTCCGTTTTCCGTCTCGGTTCTATCCGGATATCGCTGGCGGCCATTGGAACAACTCGCCGTATGTCCTCCAGAGCGGAAACATTGAGCGCGGGGCGAATCCGTCTTCGAACCAGTACCTGTACATTCCGTTCTACGACAAAAACGGCATTGAAAACGCAAAGAACCGCTTGGCGAAGATCGAGTTCTCTAGACGCACTGACGGCATGACATACATCCAGATGGGCGTCAACAGTCCTGCGAATGCAACAGGCGAAACGTTCTGCGGTATCACTGCTCGTTGGCGTCTGATTGGCGGCGAGTACGTCGCCGAAACTATGGTGTCCCATCACCCGGGCGCGGATAGCAATGACTACTCCGCCGCCACAACGAAGTGGGTTCGCGACCTCGTTCAGGCCGCCGTTCCTACGGGCACGATCCTGCCTTTCGATGGCACGAATGTGCCTTCTGGGTATCTTGTCTGCAACGGTGCGGCTGTGAGACGCACGACGTATGCGGCCTTGTTCGCTGTGCTGGGTGCTCGCCACGGTGAGGGCGACGGAAAGACAACGTTCAACTTGCCGAACGCTCATCGCCGATTCCTGGAGATGACGACGACAACTTCTGAGGTCGGCGAAACGGTCGAAGCGGGGTTACCGAACATCACGGGCCAATTTCGCGCGCAAGGCTCGCCTGACAAGCGAACCAAGAACTCGGGGGCTTTCGCGAACGACGGGAAAGGTCGGATTGATGGCGGCTTGTCTAACGAAGGCGACTATGAAGACCTTCGTAGCTTCAATGCCTCTCGGTGCTCTGCACTCTACGGTGGGTCATCGACAGTACAGCCGCCGTCTCTCCGGGCGCTTGCGATCATCAAGTTTTGATGATTGCCAAGCAACGGATCGAGGTAGGTTGAACGCTACTTGACTTGCCGTAGATGCCAGAAGACGAGGACGCCGAGAAGTTGATCTTCTGACCGTCCCAGTCCGTTCCGTTCTTTGATCGGCCAGTGCCACCTCTAGAGAACGCGCCAGACACTTCGTTTCCCGTGAACACTGCGACGAAAGAACCGCTTATGTTCGGTCAAGCCCGATTGGTCAAAAGCATTCGACTGATGCCGCGGCTTGTGC